AAACGACGAACTAAAACTTAAGGTTGCAACACTTAAAGCAAAATTAGAAACAACAAACGAACTGTTAAAAATAGCAAAAGAAAAACTTAAAGATTACGAGCCGGATAAGGAAGTAGAATTAACTGATGAGGATGTTTCCAATATTGAAGAATCAGAAGAACCGGAATTAAAGTCAGTACTGTCAGAAAAATATAATAAGTTTGGCGAAGAAGAAGAGTAATCATTCAACTAAAAGATGACTTACGTCATCTAAACTTTCGCTTACGCTCAGTTTATTTCTAAATTACGCAATCTCGAAAATAACTTTTAACGCAACTTCTACTGTTGCGTATTCTGTGGCAGATGAGTAGTCATAATTCGGCTATTTCTAGCCGAACTAACTTTGATAATCTGTGGCGAGTATCGTAGTCATTGTGTATCGTTGCTTTCGCCGGGCGGTTGTGCTGTACCCGTTAACTCATTCATCCAACGCGAGCCTACCAAACCCTTACACAATAGTATTTGGTAAACCTGAGGTTTGTCTTTTTCTAAGAGCCTCATCATTTTTTGCCGTTTGCATCATGGGATTCGCCTGTGTTGTTACACCGTAACTCCCTTATTGTACGAAGATGCTATATTTGCCTATGAGAAATTTAATCTGCTGTTTGCCTATCACTAGTATATAACACAAACATTTTTTCAGGTCAATCTTTTTGGCTTTAAATAGTAGTATGCAGTGGACGTACAAAGGAGATATAGTAGAAGAAGTACCAGAGGGTGTAGTTGGGTTTGTATATCAGATCACAAATACAACTAATGGTAGGATGTATATTGGTAAAAAGTTAGCAGAGTTTAAAAAAGCAAAACCTCCGCTTAAAGGAAGAATAAACAAACGTAGGTATACAGTTGAATCAGACTGGAAAGACTATTTTGGTTCAAGTGATGCTTTGACCGAAGATGTTGTAAAACTTGGTAAAGACAAATTTACACGAGAAATACTTTTTTATTGTAAATCTAGAGCAGAGTTATCTTATATAGAAGCCAGAGAACAATTTGCACGTAAAGTTTTAGAAACTGATGATTACTACAATGGTCATATTAGAGTGCGTATACACGGATCTGGAATTCTCAGAGAGAAAAAAATTAAAGGTATCCTTAAGTCATAAAAAAAGCCTGCACAAAATAATTGTACAGGCTTTAATGAGATCTCAATAGTTAATAAATTACGCCGCTGTTTTTGCCGCGTTTTTAACTTCTTGAATTTCTTTTCTTCTTGCTTTGATCAATTTTGAAAGAGATGCTAATGCCTTTCTTGCTCTTGTGGCACTTGCTTTAACACCTTTCTCTGTGAATTTTTGATTCTCTTCAGAGTAAGTTTGGATCTCTGTCATGATCTGTTCATGTGTTTGTGACATAATTATATCCTTCTTTATATTATTAATTAATATATCTTTTATTAAAGCACGTATGATCTGGTTTTGTCAAGTAAAATCTAAACAATAATATCCACATCATTTTCATAATTGGTAAAACCATTCTCTTTTACTACTTTTAGTACAGAATTTACCCTGCTTACCAGTTCATCTTTGTGAGATATTAGGAAAATATTCTTTTGCTGTGTTCTACTCATGTCTTTTAATACAGCAATAGAAGATTCAACACCAGATGCGTCCATACCAGCATCTACCAATTCATCAATAAACAACAAGTTGATCTGTTGATAAAGTGATTCCCATACATCTCTAAACGCCCAACTCAAAGATAATATTAATCTGTTTCTCTCGCCTCTACTCAAGTTATCAAAATCAAGTTCTCTACCTAGTTCTTGTATTTCTACAGTTAAATCACTTTGGAATGTAACTGTGTGTGGAAGTTTTACTTGTCCTAGGTAGTATGCTAAACGTTGATTTAGATATGTTAAGTTCTGTTCAATAATTCTTGTTCTTATAAATGAATCTTTTGCTGTTAATAATTTGTATAAAAAGTCTTGGTGTCTGTTTAAATCTTCAAGTTCGTTTATAGTTGTGTAATCAATTTTTTGTATTGCAGTTTTGTTTAGTTCTTCAATTTGTTCTGCATATGGATCTTCTTTTATTTCATTTTGTTCTAGTTGTCTTTGTAAATCTTTTAATGAGCCTTTGTGATTGTATGCTTCGTCAATACTGTCATAATAGGTATCTGGAGTTTGTCCTAAATCGCCAATATCATCAATACCTTGTTGCACTTTAGCAAGATCACTTTTTGCTTTTTCAATATCTGCTTTACTTTCAGAAAGTGTAGTAATTAAATTTTCAGTTAGTTGTTTGTGTTTTTCGTCATGTAACGATTGTTCACAAGTTGGACATTTGGCCTGCTCTGCAAATTTTAAATCAGTTTCTGTTTTAGTTACATTTGTTTCTGCTCTAGTAAATGCATCGTCATGATATGCTTTTTCTTTTTGTAAACTTAATAATTTTAAATAATTTTCACTGTGTGATTGTGCTTTTTTGTGTGCTTCTAGTTCTGCTTTAATATCTACTTTTTCTAGTTCTGCTATTGCTTGAGCAAAGTTTATTGAATCTTGATCTTTTTGACTTTGCCACGCACTAGATCTTATTTTTAAACTTTCAATTGATTCTTGTATTTTTTCATTAGAGGCATTTTTTGCATCAAGTTTTATTTTTTCTTCTTGCAACTCGTTTTTAGTTGCTTTCATTTGCTCTTTTAAAAGATCTGATTTTTCACTTAAAAGTGTTATACCGAGCAACTGCTCAATAATTTCTCTTTGCTCTGCTTGTTTAGTTGCAAGAAACGGTAAAGTATAAGTGTTTAGTGCAATTATGTTTTTAAACATAGCATGAGTCATACCAACTAGTTTATTAATTTCTTGTTGTGTTTCTTTATTTTCACCTTGTGCTTCATTACTCTCTGTATTTTGTTCTATTTCGTTTGCGTAGAATCTAAACACTTGAGGCTTTCTACCTCTTTCAATAGTATATGTAATATTGTTTTTAACAAAAGTTACAGAAACCATCATACCTTTTTCGTTTGTTTTGTTTACAAGGTTATCTCTTCTAATGCTTGTTAATGCTTCTCCATAAAACACATACGATAGTGCATTGATAATAGTTGTTTTACCTGTACCATTTCTAGCACCGGCATCATCGCCACCTAGGTCTAAGTTTTCACCAATTACTAGAACAAGGCTTTTATTATCAAAATTAATGCCTTGTGCAGTATTACCTACACTCATAAAGTTTTTTACGGATAATGTTTTAATGGTTAACATCTAAATTCCTATAAATTGCCATTAAGATGTTTTTGTCGTATGTTTCAGAATCAACACCTTCTAATTGTTTTAAAACAATTTGATCTACTGAATCAAATTTCTGTACTTCTACAGTTGGTTGCTGTGCTTGATCGATTTGTTCTGGTATTAATTGTAATTCTCTTAATTGGTATTTGTCTATAAACGTTTCTCGTATAAAGTTTGCTTCTTCGTAACTTATTTTAATATCCAGTCCAACTCTAACATACATATTTCTTTTTAATAAGTCGTCTGCATTTTTTAACAATTCACTTATTTTAATATGTCTGTATTTTGGACAATCCGGCCAATTAATATACTTAGGCTCACCACCCCACTCTAATACCATCATTCCTCGTTCGTCGTCTCCGGCATCTGCGTAATTGTGGGGAAACGCATTACCCATATAAGTTACATTTTTCATTTGTTGTCTTTTGTGAAAATGTCCTGAAAATACTTTTTCACAACCTGCAAAATGATCTGTTTTAATTGTACCAACATCAGGCATATCGATCATAGCATTCATTTTAAAGTAAGGAAGTTCAAAGTGTCCAAATACATATTTCTTTTTCATTTTTGCAATCTTTTTCCATTCATCTCCTACAATCCATGGAATAATTGCAACGTCGTCGTCTTCTATCCATTCGTTAACCATTACAATGTTTGGAATGTTTCTAATAAATTCCATAGAGTTAATTTCTCTTTTTTCTCTATAGAATAAATCATGGTTACCCATCATTACATAAACTTTTTCAAATGCTTTACCTAAACGTTCCATGTTAGAAACAGTATAGTTCATAGTAGAAACGTTTGTTGCTGATCTGTGATGGTGCCAATCACCTAAGAATATACAAGTCTCGCACCCTTCTGCTTTTGCTTGTTCAATAAACCAATAGATAAATGATTCACAATCATCGTTGTGTATTCTAGAATTACCTTTTAGTCCAAAGTGTATATCAGTAAAACAAGCAACTTTTTTAAAAAAAGCCATGTTATTTTTTACCTCTAGTACCCCAAGTCTTTGCTACAGGAGGTTTTATATCTTCAGGTTTTATGTCCTTATATTTTAACATCTCGTGTTCGTCTTTATGAAGAGTGTCATCAATTTTTTTATCGTCATCTTCATCTCTAATTTTGTTTCTGTTTTCTTTTTTAAGTTTTCTGTTTAACTCTTTAATAGAAGTTTTTGTTGCTATTCTTACTGAACCATGTAAACTTTTAACTTTCTTTTTATATGAATCAGTTGCTAACTCGTTTGCATTCTGTCTAGTAAATGAAGGCTTCATGTGTTCTTGTTCTAACAAATCGTCTCTTATATTTTGATTTTTCTTTTCAATGTTTAATATCCTTGTAAACGAATTTGTTATTGCCGCTGTATAATATGCAAACGGATTCTCTGATTTACTCTCGTCAAACTGTAAACCAATTTGTGATAATTGCATTAATGCTTGTGATTGCATTTCATCATTGTAAGTGTAACCTCTCCAGTTTGCTCTTGTTCCGTATCGTTCACACAATTTCATAAACATTTTTGCAAGTTCATTTGTAATCTTTCCACCGTCAAGTTTAAAGTTACCGTTTGACATACCACCTTCCCAATGCGATTTTCCTACACAATATAGTTTTCCTTTTTGATCAATCTTATAATGCTGGTAAGGAGGGAAGTTAACTTTAACGTGTTTGTCTGCTACAGACTTTGGATTTCTCTTTCTATTAGCATCTTCAGGGATATGATCAATGTCATAACTCTAAATACT